TTTTTCTGATAATTTTTGGTCTTTTTAATGTATGTGTGACTGGAACAAAATCACCAAGTTTAACATCTCGTGTTAATTTCGATTCTAATGTTTTTGCATCATCATCCCATATGAGCAATGATTTTGAATCCGCCACAATGACTTCTCTTCCCCCATATGTTTTTATTTTGTAAATATCATCAGTTGGATCATGTCTAGTTACCGCTTTAATTATTTCCCACGATACATTACCATCGTCATCGCATGTTGGTATGTATATTTTATTTGAAACTTCAAGTAATTCCATTTCTTTTTCTGATTCATATTTGATTTCATTTTTGTTTGACTTCATTTTTTCATCAATCCAATCGCCAATTAATACACGCTTTGTTTCTCCATCTTCCTGAATTACAATTGGTGTATCTCCAGTAACTGATTTGATGGCGGTGTCAATGAGCCCAATCCTACTGGCCATCAAATGGAAAACATATTCTGGGAACTCGAGTCCCTTAATGAATGATTGTTTCACAAGACCACGACTGGAAGCTCTATCATCATGTTGATGATAATATGCCAATGTTCTGTTATTGTATTTCTTTGGTACAATTTTACCTTCAAAGGCTTGCAATCCCAAACATCCAGCCATTTGACCAATATTAGTAGCATCACCTTTTGATCCAGAACTTGTCATAACATTGAAAGCATTTGTTGGTGTCAAATTTCCCATAATCAATTTACTGACATCATCACGAACAATATTCAATTCAGAAAACAATCTATGTTCAAACAATTCTTGTGGCATAAATTCTGGATTGTTTTCCATTTCTGTAATCATGTGTTCAACTTTCAGTTCTTTAGTTTGAAACATTTTTTCAATTTGTTCATTAACATCATTTGGAACATATACATCTCCAACACCAACACTGAAACCGTGCCATAAGTTAAAATTGTTAATTAATCTTTGGGTGTTATCAATGAATGCCTTGGTATCATCAACACCATAACCATCCCAAATTAATTGAATCAAATTGTTTTTCTTTTTGGCACCAAGTACATCTTTAGACAATCTACCGTCAATCAATTGTCCATTTTTAATCTTTAGAGTAGGTCTATTAACATTAATTCCTGGTGGAATAATTAATGAAAAGAGTTCTGCTCCTGTATAATCCTTATTTTTCTTTATTGTAGAAAAATCTTCTATTGATGTGTATGACATAATGTTCATAGCACTTCTCCAATCTATTTTTAATGTGGGAGATGTCAAGTTGTACGCTCCTAACAAACCATCTTGAACAATACCTACGATTGTTTTTGATGTTGTTGGCGTAATAATTTGCCTTTCGACACACGCAATCTCCTCCAGTTCTATCTGAGTTTGTAAACTTTGCGGAACGAAAATATTCCACTACCAGCCCGAATTTCCTTTTTTGACGCTATCTAGGAGCGTAAAACAATTCATAAATTGTTTTCCCAATAGAAACCCGATTCTTGCACCACAAATTAAAATTGTAGTGTAGTTCCCGTGACATCCGCAGTTTATTGTCACGCTGGTTGCCGACTGTACATTAGACCCACCTCACATTACTTATTAGTAATGTGATAGCAGACCGATACGTGCCGAAGCTGGTTTCACCTAAAGGCTATCTATGTTTCCATAGATCCAGCGCAGTCTGTTGGGGATATAGTAGTATCCCACAGTCTTCCCGCTTGGTTGCGTATTGACTGTTTTCACGTATCTCGCCACAACATTCTTCAAAACATCCCGCTACAACGGTTCAGTTTTGTTGGAAAAAAGTTGGTAAGTTGTGACTAGCCCTAGCGACTATCTCGCGATAATCGCCATCGCGCATGTTGACCCATAATTATGTAATATTTCATAATTGGTACACTAATCTAGGCTCACGCGAATGCCTAGAGTACTCAAGGGTTGAGATGTTATAATTTTTAATCAACGTTTATTGACTAATTTCAGGGCTTTTAGACGGGCCTAGACCCATCTCATCTCCATCAAAATCTGCATTATACCTATCTACCGAGCCATATCAAACATTTCCTTTTGATATCATTGCTCATTGTTTACTGTATTAAACTTTTTCTTCTTGTTGTTTATCGTATGCTTTTTTTAAAGAATCACGTAACATGTCATATTTTTCTTGGTTAGTAAGATCTTCTGCTGTTATATTTCCATATGCCTTTCTTTTAATTCCAATATAATATCCAATAATTTCATCACCTTTCTTTTTTGGTTTTATATATTTGGCAAAATCTTCGTCAAATTCAACACCAGTATTCAATAATGATGTAATTCTTTTTTGTTCATGATGTTTGAACATTGATCTTACCTTTTTTGGTGGTTTTTCTATTTGGATATTTTCTTGTTGTTGTTTTTCATGTGCTCCTTTTAATGCATTATATAACATATCATACTTCTCTTGAACTGAAATATCTTTATTTGTAATCTCTCCATGACGCGTTCTATTTATTCGAATGACATATCCAACAATCTCATCTCCTTTCTTTTTTGGTCGTATATATTTATCAAAATCCTCATCAAATTGTATGCCTAATTTTAATAACATATCAATTCTTTTTGTTTCATGGTGTTCAGACATTGTTTTTTGCATGGTCTTTTTCTTTGTTTCAGCGTCTTTTTCGGAAATGGTTTCATAGTATTTTTTCATTTTGTCTATTGTTTCTGTTTTATGTGTGTAACCAAAATTGCGTCCCCTTTTTAATACTATATTTACACCTTGTTCATCTAATTCATTATTAATGTTTAATAATTTTGGATTTACCCAAGTGTAATTAGATTTACCGCCAACAGTTAAATTGTATCCATTTGGCGCCAATGTATTGTATTTTTTAACATAGTATTTTTCAAGATTATCTATTTCATTATAAGGACAATTTTCTAACAGTTCAACATCAAAATTTTCTTTACCATATTTCCTAATTGCGCTGTTTAAATAAGTGCATCCCATTTTTTTTGTATTTCTTATCGCTTCACTTATGTGTCCATTGAAACGTCCAATATACCCGTAAGTTCTGTACTTATTATGATTTTTTCTATGAGAGATTGCTTGTCCAACATACTGTTTGGCTGTTACATTACATGTAATGATATATATTTGACCATATATGAGATCTATTTCGTCGTCATTCAAAATAGCTTTAGTTGTAAATTCGTCTTCTTTGGTTTCCTTTTTGAAAGATGTTTTATCTTCCTTTTTATTCATCATCTTTATACCACGTATAAAACAACATTTTTTTAAGTCATTCCAAATTATTTCAAGTTTTTTGTTTACAGTTAAACAATCACCATCACTGGTGGGAGTGGACTATACCTTAAGCCGATTCAAGCTGGTTAGGCTATCATTATCGACCAATGACAATGTAGTCTCTGAGGACAGATCCATATTCTATCATAGCGAACTTAGGATCCAACCTGCGGATAATCTCTCGTCTCAGACCCTTTCTGAGACACTAATTGCTTTTTACCATTGGGTACGATAATTAATCGTGTTCCTCCAAAACATTTCTACAGTGGAGTGGTACAATTAGCATAAGACTTCCCCGCATATCGTCATTTCGCCCGATTTATACGCGTAGTTTACTTACCGTGTAAATCAGACTAGGTGATTATACCCTTTTAAGGTCACCTATTACGCCCAATAATGCTGGTTTAGGCGTTGTAATGGCCACTGACAACCTATATGTCATGAGTTCTGGGTCATTGATCACCTTGATTCGGTGACCCATCATAGATTGTTTATGGAGTGTTGGTTGACGATTAAGTAAAACAATGTCACCATCTTTCAAATGTCTTTCAACGACATCACCCCAATGTAATTCTGTTGCTTCTTTCTTGTATCTCAAATCAATTGGTAATAATCTCTTACCGGGCCCCATTTTACTGACCGGAAATACAAAATTAGCACCAGGGTATACATCTCGACCATTTTTCACCAGTTTGTTCAAATAATCAATATTGTATGGTGTGACAACTTCTGGGAATGTCAGATTCATAGCAATCTTGACTGGCACCCCAAGTTGGTTGTTGCCTATGCTGGGATCGGATGTAATAACTGTTCTTGCGGTAAAATCACCTCTTTTTCCCATTAGATTGCCTCTAACTCTACCAGTTTTACCCTTCAGTCTGGACGCCAGTGATTTGACGGGTTTTCCTTTTTGTTCCGATTTTGGTAATGACATAGAGTCGTTTTCGTTGTACGTTCCCACGTGGAACTGTAACAAATGAGCATGATCTGGATTGTACTTACTGTTATTTTCTGTTTGATTTTCTTTATTTTTGATAATTCTCAAATTGGCCTTTACAATATCTGCCAATTTATGCGTCAAATCATCCTCCATACTAGCTCCTCCCATATAATCACCCCTTGCAGATGGTCTCATTTGGACTGGTGGAACTGGAAATATTTTATGAACCATATCCTCTGGCCTAGATCTTGTTGGATCCATGCCTAATATTCGACAATCGTCATCGCTGATATTTTTTAATATATCGTAAACAATATCTGGAGTTAGTATTTGGCGCAATTTTTTCTTTCCCTCATTATCTTCTTTATTGTCTAATTCTGTCTCTGCAATAATATTAATCACAGCAGATGATTTCTTAATATCAACTTTGATTTTTGGAATTTGTGCACCACATCCAAAATTGGGATTCTGACAGTATGTAATATTTTTTGAAATACCTCTGATGTATGACATACGTTCTTTTCCAGTTCTCAACTTTATCAAT